CAGAGCATTGAGCTGCGCAAAGCCATCATCGAAAAAACCATCACTGGTTTGATTTGGCTGGCGTTGCTTGGCTTGGGTGGCATCTTCTTGGAGTGGGCCAAAGCTCACGGATTCAAGCCTTAAAGGACAAACATGCAAGCAGCCGCCTACAACCGCACCAAGAACTTTCTCGAAAACAATTCGGCCAGCACGGACCACGGTTCGCTCAATGCCGAGTTGGACAAGGTTGCAATCTCAATCAACACGCTGCGCGAAAACGCTGCGCTGATTCAGAAAGACGACGGCACGCTGGCCAATGCGATTGTCACGCTGGCCAACTTGACTTCCGACGCCATTGCCGCGCTGGCCATCCCCGGACCGGCAGGTGTTCAGGGTCCAGCAGGACCACAAGGCACGCAAGGCATTCAAGGCGTCAAGGGTGACACAGGCGCATCGTTCGACGCCGACGTGCGCGACATTGCCGCCAACAAATCGCTCTACAACCTGCAACCCAAGGGCTTTTCGTTCTTGGCCATGGACACCGGGCTTTTGTATTTCAAGCTATCAGCCACAAGTGGCGACTGGTCCACTGGCGTGCAGTACGGCAAAGGCGAGACAGGTGCCCAAGGCCCGCAAGGTCCACAAGGTTTGCAGGGCATCCAAGGCTTGCAAGGCATCCAAGGTTTGACGGGTGCTAAAGGCGACCCCGGTGACGACGGTATCAATGGCGCAGTCACTTCGATTGACACCGCGACAAAGACCGCCAGCTTGGTTGGCCGCAGCTCTGTGAGCGCTCGCTTGGTGCTGACCGCTGGCGTGCTTTCCATCGTGCTCACCACGGCATAAAGGGCGACACATGAACGCATTAACCCAACGCAACAAGACATTTGGCGAGCTAATCACAGAGCTTCGTGCACGCTTAGGCTTCATCACCCAAGGCTCTGCCGCCAAGGCCAACGAAACCGTGCTCAAGAGCTATTTGCAAGAGGCTCACGAATACGTTTATGGCGAACTCGACCCGCCCGCGTTGAAGATGCGCTCCATTGTGAACTTGGAAGCCAACTCGAATTTGTACGACTGGCACGACGACCAAAACGACGTGGATATTGACCCCGGCCAAGTGGTTGCCATTCACGTCAAAGTGTCGGACAACATCCGAGAAAAACTTTCTCAAGGCATCACCGAGGCTGACCGCTCTTACGCGACGATTCGCCAGCAGCCCAGCCGCTACGACACACTGGCTGGCCAGCTTGAGATTTGGCCAACACCCGGACAAGCGTATGAGCTAATCATTGAGCACATTGCAGGCAAAGGCCGCTTCGACCGCGCAAGCGACCGACCCAGCGTGCCCGACCGCTTGGTGTTCTTGTACGCACTGGCCAACGCCAAGGCGCACTACCGCCACCCCGACGCACAAGTGCCAGCCAAGGCATTCGAGGTGATGCTTTCCAAAGAGAAATCAAAACAGAAAGAGAACACGCGATATTTCGCTGGCGTGAACAGCGCAGCGCGTGAAGCTCAAGTCGCTCGCTCAGAGAGTGGCTACACCCTGCGAGCGTAAGCACATGGCACAAATCACCTTCGACAAATTCGACTTAGGTATTGACCTTCGCAAAGGCGCGTCAGTTTCCGACGCCAACCGCCTGCGCGAAATGAAAAACGCCTATGTCACCACGGGCTTGGCCACGCAAAAGCGCCCCGGCTTGGTCAAGGTGGCCGACTTGGAAGCTGGCACCAAAGGCTTGTTTGCTGCCTTCGGCAAGCTCCATACCTTCTATGGCAGCGGCACCGTGACGCACGCCAATACGCTTTTCCAAGCGCACAAGGTCCAATACTCTGGTGGCGCACAGGCCGTGGCCGACGTGCCTTATGCCGACGTTTTCAACGCCTACATTTATTGCGCAGTGCAATACGCCAGCGGCGTGGTTGAGCACCACTACCTTGACGGTAGCGCGGCAACCCACATTGCCGACACAAATTGCCCAGACACCAAAGGCGTGGTCAAGTTGTCGTCCAAGCTCTTTGCAATCAACGGCGACACCGTGCGCTACTGCAAGACAGGCAACCCACGCGACTGGTCGGCAGCCAATGACGCTGGCTTCTTGCCCACAGGCTTGAACTCACGCGGCGACCGCTCGACAAACGCCTTGGGCATTTACCAAAACAAGTTGGTGGCCCTGAGCCGCGACGGTGCGCAAGTGTGGACCGTGGACCCGGACCCCAACAACATGAAGCTCGACGACATTGTTGAGAACGTGGGCACCAGCTTTCCGCGCTCCGTGGCTTCGGTTGCGGGTGACTTGTACTTCCTGAGTGACTACGGCTTCCGCTCCATCACCACGTTGCAGCTCACCAGCAACTTGGCCGACGTGGACGTTGGTTCACCAATCGACGCCTTGGTGCGCCCTGAGACAAAGGTGGCCGGGGTATTCCCACGGGCCTTCTACTTCTACGGCACAGGCCAATACATTTGCGCCATTGGCAACCGCCTATTCGTTTACTCAATCAGCCGCACGGCCAAGATTGCAGCATGGAGCCAATACTTCTTGACCAGCCCGGTGGACGCTTTCGCAGAGCTTGGCCAAGAGCTTTACATCCGAAGCGGTGACAGCGTTTACAAGCTCGACCCAACCGTGAGCACGGACGACGGCACCCAGTTTGAGGTGTTGCTTGACCTGCCTTACATGAATTTCAAATCGCCCGGCTTACTCAAGCGCATTTATGGCGCTGACGTGGTGATTGACGGCAAGTGCGAGTTTTCTGTGGGCTTCGACGTGCGCGACCCCGACGCCTTCACCTTGCCCGTCAAGGTCAAAGGCAACACGCGCCCGGCTGGAATGATTCCAGTGGAGTGCAGCGGTACCGAGTTTGCCTTGCGCTTCCGCAACTACGACGACAAGCCCTTCAAGCTGGATGCGGTGACGCTTTACTACGACGTGCTGGGCCCGGTTTGATGAAAGTCACATTTATCACCAGCCCCGAACTTTTGGAACAAAAATTCCACTTGGCCAAGCCTTTGTTGCAGCCAGTGATTGACCAAGCCGCACGCGGCGAATTCACGCTCAACGACATTGAGCGCATGACCGCAGAAGGCAAGGTAATCACGGCGGTGGCAGAGGACGGCGACAAGGCAGTGATGGCCATGGCGTTTGAGTTTGTTCACTACCCACAAGCGCTGGCCGTCAACGTCATGGCGCTTGGTGGCCACGGGCTCGATGGCATTGCCAATGAGTTTTGGGACAGCTTCAAGGCTTGGGCAAAGCTCGCAGGGGCCACGGTGATAGAGGCTTCATGCAGCGACGCCATGGCGCGAATGCTGGGGCGAATTGGATTTGAAAGTGTTTACCGCGTTGTACGCGCAGAGATTTGAGCAGGAGAGAGAACGATGCACACACGAATGACAATGGAAGAACTTGACGCCCAGTTGTCGGCAGAATTTGGCGGTCCTGCCATTGGCGCGTGGCCACGCAACAAGGGTGAGCGAATCAAGCCCCACAAAGGTGGCGGCGGTGGCGACGGTGGCGCTGGCCAACGTGAGGCCGAACGTCAAGCACGCATCAAAGCTGCGACCGAGGAAATCAACAACATTTTCAACAACAAGGTCAAGAAGACCGGGACGCGCCAAGTTGCCGACTACGACTATGACGGCAACCCAATCACGCGCACGGAAACCTATGACTATTGGGCAGATGGAGACCCGGCAAACGCCCGTGAAAATATGTATGCCAGCCAAAAATCGGCGGTGTACGACCTCAACAAGAAAGAGGTGGACCGCCAAGCCGTTGAGGCAGAGCGTGCCAACCGCTTTGGCTTGGCTCGCAGTGGCTTGGCTGGTGGCTCCGTGGACGTGGACAGTACCAAAGAGCTGGACCGTCGCACAAACGAGGGCTTAATGCGAGCTGGCGGCATTGCCGACCAGTCAGCCGCCGACTTCCGCGTGGCCGACGAGCAAACCCGCTCGAACCTTATCAGCATGGCCCAGTCTGGCATTGACACTGGCACCGCTGCGCAAATGGCGCTTGGTGGCTTGAAGGCCAACTCCGACAGCGTGGCACAGGCCCGTGCAGGCGCAACCGTGGGCAGCTTGTTCAACGACTTGAGCCAAGCGTATTTGATGAACCAAGTAAATGCAGGCAAGACGGCTGGCCAACAGTACGGTGGCCAGTGGTTTGGCGTATCAAACCCGCGTCAAACCGCTCAAGGCACTGTGCAGTAATAGGTAAACCATGCAAGAGCTATTCGTCAGCAGCCAACAAAACATTGCCGTCACTGGCAATGCGTGCCTGCCTGCCATGACACAAGAGCAAATCAGCAAGGTGGAAACCTTGGAACATTTCTCACGGGCGCTTTGCGAGCAAGAGGACTTGCCGACTGAGCACCTGATTCATGGCGGTATGTACTCGCGCACGCTGCACATGAAGGCTGGCACCGTGTTGACGGGTGCGCTCTTGAAGCTGCCCACCGTGCTCATTGTTGCGGGTGACTGCGCGGTGTTCATTGGTGAAGAAACCATCGAGCTTCGTGGCTATTCTGTACTGCCCGGCAGTGCTGGCCGCAAGCAGGCATTTCTTGCTCACACCGACGTGAGCATGACCATGCTATTTCCAACGCAAGCAACGACAGTGGCCCAAGCAGAGCAGGAATTCACCGACGAATTCGAGCTTTTAATGAGCAACTTTCAAGACTGCGTGACCACACGAATTACGGGAGAGTGACATGGCAGGTGCAATAACCGCAACGCAAATGGCCGCATTGGCGGCAATGGTTGCAGGCTCTTACATGCAGTATCAAGCGAGCGTTGACGCCGCTGACCGACAGCAAGCCGCAATCAAACAAAGCCTTGAGCGCCAAGCCGAGCTGCAAAAGCAGGCCGAATCCAAGGCATTGGAGCAAGCCGCCAAGTTTGCGCCGGGCGACCGTGCCGCGCAGAAGGCCGCGATTGAAGACCAAATTGCCACCGACCTCATGGCCCCGGTAAACGAGAGCCAAGCCATTCGCTCAGAGCAAAGCACCACGCAAGGCAATGTGTCGAATGACTACTCAACAGCCAAGGCCAAATCAACAGCCGAATCGCTCAAGGCTGCCGAGCAACTGGCACGCCTGCTAGGTAAGACCACTTCTTCCAACCGCTTGCGCATGAATGAAGGCATTGGCCTCATGGACACTGGCCAAGCCATTGACCAGCTCAACAGCTTCTCGCGTGGCCAACAGGCTGCCGACAATATTGGCATTCAAGTGGCTGGCCGTCCCGATGCGGAAAAAGTCTTTTTGGGCAGCTTGCTACAAACAGGCGGGAGCGCTGGCTTGATGTATGGCGGCGGCGGAACCACGCCCGTATCGCCAGCAGAAGTGAATGCCGCGAATGCCAGCGCCGACCCTATTGCATCACTCAACGCGCAAAAGGGATGGACAGGCGGAAATCAATCTTGGTTGAGCTCAGTTCTCAAGAGGTAAGACATGAACTTCACACTAGACGGCGCAAGCGGCGCACAAGCAGCGGGCCAAGGATTTGGCAATATGTTCAAGGCAGCCGCCATGGCTCCATTGCTTCGCCAACAAGCGGAAGCAGATTCGGCACTCAAGGGTGCCCAGCTCTACCACCACCAAATGGCTGGCAACAAGTTGGGCGTGGAAGCAAACCAGAAACTTGGTGCGCTGGCGATTCAAAACGACCCACTCGAAAACACCATGCTGAGTTTGGGCCTGCCGACACAACTTGCGCCAGCTTTCCGTGAGCGAATCAACACGGGCAACTGGGGTGGTTCATACGCTGCGCCAGCCGACGGCGTTGGACCAACCATGCCAGCGCCTGCCAATGATGAAACCGTGAAGAAGCTGGCACAAGCTATGTCGCTCACCCAGCGCATGTTTGCCACTGGCAGCAATGTGGACCAAGGCGCAAGCGCAGCTCTAAAAGAGCAAAAGGCACGCGGCATTGACGCGGTAGTGGCCAACCCAACGCTCGCCCCAGCCTACGGCAAAGCCAATGCAGCCGCAGAAGGCAAGCCATTGTTCAACGACGTTGGCAATACCGGGTACAGCATGGACAACTTCACGGGTGGCCAGATTGAAGGCAACCCGGTTTTGGCCAAGATTTTCAACACCGTGCAAACCTCAATGGCCAACGAGAACAACGCGCAAGCCAAGAACGCCAACGCGTCGGCACGCAAGCACACGCTCGAAGGCGACGCACTGGAAGGTGCAGCAGGCGGAAACGGCGGCAGCGGCAAACCTTTGACCAATGCCCAGCTTCGCACCAACGAAGACGTGGAAGCCGCACGCAAGTACGTCACCGACATGCCACGCGAAACAATCGCGGCAGTGTTGCGCAAGAACGAAATGGACTTGACCCAGCAGGACAAAGACATTTTGGCCCGCATCAAGAAGGCCCGCACCGCCAAGTTTGGTGAGAAGGGCGTGCCAGACCAGTACAACGACATGCTTGGCCTTGACCAGAATGTTGTGCAGCAACTCGCAGGGGCTTTGGCCAACCCCGGCACCAACCAAGCTGGCGTGCTTTCCAAGCTCTTTGGCGGCACTGACAAGCCAATGACCGAGGAAGAAATCATCAAGGGCGTCATGGCAAACGTCGGCGCGGCAGAGCTGCCAAACCAAGCGCAGTACGTCGCAGCAGCAAAGACGAAAAACCGCAACGGAACACCAGCGCCAGCAGGTGACAAAAATCCGCCGGGTGGTGGCGCAGCTCCCAAAATTGAGGCCAAAGTCCCCGCTGGCTACAAGCAGATTGGCACCTCAAACGGCAAGCCAGTCTATCAAGCACCAGACGGGAAAAAATACGTTATGGAGTGATAAATGGCCCTTCAAGAGTTCACCGGGAAACTGGACGAAACCCCCAAGCTGAAAGAATTTACCGGGAACCTTGATGGCACAAGCAGCACGCTTGGCGAAGTCACGGCTGCAATCAAATCAATTTTTGCACCCAAGCCTGCCAGCGTCATGGAAGGCTTACCCGCTGACCCGGCGGCTTTTGACTTCAACAAGGCAAGCCGCCTGCAACGCCAGCTAGACGACGAAGCCCAGCGCCGCAAAGACTTTGGCACCATTGGTCCGATTGTCGGACCTAAGCCGTCCACCATGAGCGTGATTAACGGCCTATTCACCGACTTGGTGGCAGGCGGCAAAGGCACCCGTGCTGGTATCAACCAAATCGCTGGCGACCTGACTGGCTCCGAATACCTGCTAGACAAAGCCCGACGCGAGCGCGGCCAAGCCGACTTGATGACGGCAGTAAATACGCCTGAGTTTGAGAGCGAAACCGCCAAAGGTGTTTATGGCGGCGTGTCGAGCTTGGTGCGCAACGCCATTCCAACGGCAGCGGCCATCGTCACACGCAATCCAAACGTCGCGCTTGGCGGCATGGTTGCACCAATGGTGCCAGACGAATACAGTAAATTTCGCCAACGTGGCGCAGCGCCCGGAGAGGCTTTGCTTGGCGCAACTGGTACCGCAGGCATCGAATACCTCACCGAGAAAACGCCCATGGGCTTCTTGGTGCAAAACTTCGGCAAGGCAGGCGCAGCAAAGATTGTGTCGGGCTTCATTGCCAAAGACTTCTTGCCTGAGCAAGTGGCCACCATCACGCAAGACGCCATCGACACCGCCATTGCCAACCCCGACAAAACTTGGGGGCAGTATTTGGCCGAGCGTCCGAGCGCGGCATACCAAACAGGCGTGGCCACCGTCACGCAAGCTGGCTTGATGGGTGGAGCCAATGCGGCAGCACGCCGACTGACTGGCCAACAGGAACCAGCACAAGCACCAGCCCAACCAACCGCACCAACCAGCGCCGACTATCAAGCACTGGTCAACAAAGTATTTGGCAACGGCCAAGCGCCAGCAGCGCCCGCGCAGCAAGCACCCGTATCGGGGCAGCAAGCGCCTCAAATCGCCCCAGCGGTACCAGCACCCCAAGCAGCGGAACAAACGCCCCAGCAGCCCGCGCAAGCGCTGGCGCAACTCATTGCCAACACTGCCACCCAAGAGAGCCCGCTCAATACGCCAAAGCTCACCCCGGTGGCTGACGACATTCAACTGGACAAGGAGCCCGTGGCCGATGGCACAGCAAATGTTTTACAGCCCGTGGATTCAACAACCACTGGAAGCGTTGCACCTGACACAGACGCAAGCGTGGCAGCTCCACAGCGAGTACGCGACGCCGGGCAACTGGACCTCACAGGAAATGGAACGACTGAGCCAGCGGTGCGCACTGCACCATTGGCAACCGACGGACAGCTACCGCAGCAAGATGCACCTGCAAACGCCCAACCCGTTGCCGATGTAACGGCACCCGTTACGCAGCCTGCCACCTTGGTGGCTACCGAGGCAGGGGCCGGGGGTGCCCAGCCGTCGCAGGCTGCACCCACAACCAAGCCCACGGGCTACATTGGCCAAGACGGCACCAGCATTGACGAAGGCGGCACGCCATTCAAGACCAAGCAGGCCGCACAGAAGGCCAAGAAGTTGCAACCCATGATGCGCGTCAAGCAAGTCGAAGGCGGCTTTGTGCTGGCTGACAAGACGCCCGCGCAGCTCGCAGCCGAAGCGAAGGCAGCCAAGCGAATCAGTGGAGCGAATGCAGAAGCCGGGTCCAAAGGCAAGCCAATGGCTGCCCATGAATTCATTGCGTCGCGTGGTGGCATGGCCCCAAGCGAGCGGTCCGACCTTGGCATTGAAGGCAACGTCAAGATTGGCAACCGCTGGCTTTTCGCTGGCGCTGGCAAAGGCATGACCATTGCCCAAGCCACCGAGGCATTGCAAGAGGCTGGCTATCTCAACGAAGACAGCCACAACGCAGCGTATGACCTAATCAAACGCAGCGTGAGCAATCCCCAGTACACATACGAAGGCTGGGACCGAATCGCAGAGCTGGAAATGCAAACCCAGTTTGAGGACTACTTGGCCAGCCAACAAGAAGCCGCCCAAGAAGACAACTTCGACCCATTTGCACCGCTCGACGATGCAGGCTTCACCCAAGAAGATGCAGACGCGGCAGGGTTTGGCCAAGCCTCACCTGAGCTGCAAGCAGAAGTGGCCGCGCTGGCTGCCCAACTGGATGCACAAGGCATGGACGCCGAGGGCATCATGGAGCGAATCGCGGTACAGTACCCACAAGCTACCCAAGACGAATACTATGAACACGCCAAAGACGCAATCACCCAAGCCATTGCCGAAGCAGCCAAGCCCGCAAGCAGTAGAAATGCTGGCCAAGATGGTGGCCAACAAAGCACAACGCCAGAAGCAAGCGCAGAGCAAGCCGACCAAGGGCTGACCAGCTACACACCTCAAGACATTGAGGACCGCTTGGCCAAGCTCGAAAAGGCCGAGCAAGAGCGCAAACGCCAAGAGCAAGAAGCCGAGCAAAAAGCCAAGGCCGACGCCGAGCGCGACACCTTCACCCTGACTGGCAGCGACCGTGCTGCCGACGTGGCCGCATCACAAGGCCAGCAGGATATTTTCAGCACACCCGTTACCCCCGAAGAACTCAAGCAGATTGGCCAAGAGCGCTTTGATGCGCAAGTCAAAGACGCCGAGCAGCGCAAGGGTGCCATTGATGACATGACGGCAGTGGCCAGCGACTACTTGGACGGCAAGCTGGAAGTGACGCCAGCCAAACCGTCCGAAGCTGCAACGCAAAAACGCAAGAGCAAGGAAAGCGCATTCCGCGCCAAGCTCGAAGACCACTTTGCCGTGGGCAATATCATCAAGAGCGACTATTGGGGAACGCATAGCCGCGTCACTGCATTCGACTGGAATGATGGCAACTGGTCCGTCACTCAAGAGAAGGTTGAGCAAAAAGATGGTGAGTGGGTTGCCGTCGAAGGACCGCGCAGCCATTCCACTGCACCGTCGAAAAAAGACGTGGTGGTGGAGCGTGCCGAGCAACAAGCACCCGCAACAGAGGCGAAGACCGACACCCAAAAAATCACCGACTTTGGCGAGAAGATTGGCGGCGCACGCAAAGACGTGTGGACCTCATTTAAAGACCAGCTCAATGAAGTGGAAGACGGCGACATTGCAAGCCAGCCACTTTCAAAGGTGTGGCCGCTGCCTGACTACCAAGCAATGATTGACGGCGGCACCGACCCTTGGGCCGTGGCATTCGTGCGTGCAGCACGCGATGAAATCCCAGCCAAGCCACGCGCACCGTACAAGGTCAAGCGTTGGGCTGGCCAAGTGCAATCGTTGCGCTCGATGGCCAACGACGTGATGGCCGAAGACCCGACCGCACGCGAGAAGGCCAAAGAGCTTTTCAACAGCTCGACAATCCTCAAGCCGTTGCGTGGACGCGTTGAGCTTTACATGGAAGTGGGCCATTCAAAATCACTTGAAGGCATCACGTTTGAGAACAACTTTTATTCGCTCTATCGTGGTGAGCAAAACGTCAGCAAGTGGGTAATTTCGCAGCGCACCAGTTCGTCGTTTGGCAACTGGCCACGCGAATTTGTGGCGACCGACACCAAAGAAGAAGCCATTGCCAAGTTCAAGGAAATGCACGCGGCGCTGGGCAGCAAGTCAGACGCGAAGAAGCAAACCAGCTTTGACATTTATTCAAAACTCAAAGTCAAAGGCTACTTCGTCGGCAAGAAAGTTGGCCGCAACTACATTGATTTGGCAGGGCCATTCGACACGGTGAAAGAGGCCCGCACCTACAAGAACGACAGCCAAGACGAGCTGGTGGCCAAGCTGGAAAAGGCCAAAGAGATTCCCATGGAGCGGCGCAATATCAACGACCCACGCGTGGGCGAAGACATGCGCCATGGCCAAGACGTGACGCCACAAGAATTTGGCCAAGCGTTTGGTTTCCGTGGCGTGGAGTTTGGCAACTGGGTTGAGCAAGGCCGACGCCAACAAGACCTCAATGACGCATACGACGCATTGATGGACATGGCCGCGTTGCTCGATATTCCACCAAAGGCAATCTCGCTGAATGGCGAGCTGGGCCTTGCATTCGGTGCCCGTGGTGGTGGTGGCGTCAACCCGGCAGCCGCGCACTATGAGCGCGACAAGGTGGTGATTAACCTGACCAAGAAAAATGGCGCAGGCAGCCTTGGCCATGAATGGTGGCACGCACTGGACAGTTACTTTTCACGCCAGCGCAAGAAACCAGACGGCATGATGACTGACGCCACCGACGTGAAGCTGGCGTCGCGCGACAGCAAGTATTTCTACGAAGACAAGGGCGTGCGTCAAGAAATGATTGTCGCCTTTGGCCGCGTGATGAAGTCGATTAACACCACGGCCATGAAGGCCCGCTCAAGCGTGCTGGACGGCAAGCGAAGCAAAGAGTATTGGACCACCGACGTGGAAATGTCGGCACGCGCATTCGAGAGCTATTTGATTTCAAAGCTGCACGACCAAAACGCGTCCAACGATTACTTGGCCAACATTGCCAGCGAAGACACTTGGAACGCCATGGCGGCGCTGGGCATTGAGCTGGACAACAGCTACCCTTACCCGACAGCGGGCGAAATCCCTGAGATTCGCGCAGGCTTTGACGCATTCTTCAACGCCATTGAGCACCGGGAATCGGACAAGGGAATTGAGCTTTATGAACCCGAAGCTCAATACAATGTTGACGCACCCAAGACAAAATACACCGATGACAAGCAACTCCAACTTTTCCTCGATAACGGACCTGACCAAAGCCAAGCAGGCACGCGTGGAGAAGTTGCCCAACGGGCAGCCGTTGCCGCCGTGGACGACCTACGACGCACCGAAACCTTACTTGGCCTCGCCTTGTCAAGTGATTACTCTGCCCGTCAACGCGCAACCCTTGTCGGACAAACAGTAAGCAGCACCGAAGACCTCGCCACGCTGGCGCAGGTGTACCGCGACCCACGTTTTGAAACCTTCCGCGTGGTGTTCGTCAATGACAGTGGCAACGTCGTTTCCCAAGTTGGCCTCACCAGCCGCTTGCCAGCCTCAACGCAGGCAATCATGGGCAATGACGCTGATTCGTACCTTGCCAGCATTTCAGCCACCGCACGCAACCGTGGCGCGACGGGCTATTACTTGCTGCACAACCACCCCAGCGGTGAGCCTGCACCAAGCCGTGCCGACATTCGCCTCACGCAACACTTTGCCGAAACCATCAAAGATTTGGAATTCAAATCGCATGTGGTGATTGACACCAACAAGTACACCACCATTGGCAAGACGGGCCTGACTGATTTCTTTTACAAGAACTTTGGCCAGCCTGAGCCATTCACCGCGCAGGAATGGGCCGACGTAAAAATTGGCGGGCCTGCCGACGTTATGAGCATGACCAAGCGCCTTGAAGTTGACCGCGATTCGGTGACATTGATTCACACCGATGCGCAATTCAAGGTCAAAGCTATTAGCACCATCCCCGTGAAGGTGGCTATTGGCGGCGACAGCAAAAAGGCAATCATCAAGGCGTCACTGAAAACGCAAGGCTCGCAGGTGTTCGCAGTGAGCACCAGCCCCATTGCATTGAAGAAAATCGCACCCCACATCCGTGACGGTATCTTGGTGCGTGACGACGGCAGCGTGCGCAGCCTTGCCGAATCGGGCGAGCTTGGTGGTGGTGAGCCATTCCCAGCCAGCCGACGCACACGCCTGAGCCCCGACACCAGCCCTGAGTTTGGCTACCTTCGCAACTTTGGCCAAGAGGCCGAATTGAAGGTTGCCGAGCTGGGCAAGGAATATGGCGGCGACCAGCAAACCGAGCTTGACCTCAACGTGCCCGGCGTGAAATTGGAGCCAGTCAGCGCCAAAGACGCATTCAGCCTTGACACCAATGCAGCAGGCCGCAAAGAGTGGACGCTTGGCCGCAAGCTCTACGACAACATGGCCACGGTGGCCACGGAATACTTGGGCCGCGTGAAGATGGCCGACAACCGACCCGCCGAATTCAAGCAGATGATGCGCCAATTTCGCGTGGACCAAAACAAGGCCACCGAGAGCGCCAAGGCCATTGCCGAGAAGGGCATGGAGCTGACGCCTGAGCAACGCGTGCTCTTGTCCGACCTGATTGAGAAGCAGGGCATGGTGGGCGACGTACCACCGCAGGAAATGGTGGAGCTGGCCGCGTCAATCACTGCCGCGCTGGAAACCCAAGCCCGCGACCTCATTGAGCTGGGCATGTTGTCCGAAGACCGCTTGGTGAAAGACTACCTGCCACGCCTATACAAAACGCCACTGGTGGCCAGCCTCACCAACAAGCAAATGTTTATGTCGTGGTTCACCAAAACCCGCATGAAGATTCGTGGCGCTCGCCTGCAATCGCGTGGCTTGGTCAACGAGGTGCCGATTGAGAAAGTCGAGCTGGCCAAGAAATTTGGCTGGAAGGTATCGAGCTTGGCCGACGGTGACAACCTGCCGCAAAACTTGTTGGACGTGCTCGAATCGGGGGGCAAAATCCCCGCGAAATTCAAAGGCACCAAAGTCGTCATGTGGCGCGACTTCACTGAGAGCGAGCGGCAGGACATGGGCGAAGTGCGTGACGCGGTGTTGCGCTATGCCATGGGCTATGTGGAGACCCAGCGCGACGTGGCCATTGGCCGCTTGTTCAAAGCCGTGGCCACCAACCCCGACTTGGCCAAGACCTTCAACCCCGGCGGCTGGGTGCAGGTGCCCAACACCGAAATCAAAGGCGCACCCGGCACCAAGACCTATGGCGCACTGGCTGGCATGTACGTCGAGCCACAAGTGGCCGATTCACTCAAGCGCAACACACAACCCAAGGGCGTGCTCATGGCCGCTTACGACAAAGCGTTGGGCTGGTGGAAAGAAGGCAAGACCGTTTGGAACCCAGTAAGCCACGGCAACAACGTGGTGAGCAACGTGTTCGTGATGCACTTTGCTGGCCTCAACCCTGCCAACCCTGCCAACTGGCGCAACACCGTGCGCGAGTACCGCACCAAGGGCCAGTATTACCAAGAGGCCGTGGACAAAGGCTTGTTCGGTACCGAGTGGGCAACGATGGAAATTCAAAACTTGCTCATGCCTGATTTGGCCGACATGGCCGACATTGAGAGCGTGGCAACGTCGCGGGTTTCCAAGGTGGCCGAATTCTTGAAGAAGACAGGCAAGCCCGTGAGCTGGTACCGAGAGAACATGCAGCGGGCCTATGAGTTTGAAGACCAATTCTTCAAGCTGATGATTTACGCTGACCGACGCAAGGCAGGCATGACGCCTGAGCAAGCTATCGAGGACACCGAGCGCTACATTTTCAACTACGCTGATTTGCCAGAGGGCGTTGAGAACATCAAGCGCGTTTACAGCCCGTTTTTCTCATACACCTATAAAGCCGTGCCGATGGTGATTCACACCGCCATGACGCGCCCCGACCGCTTGCTTGTGCCCATTGCCTTGCTCAGTGGTGCCAACTGGCTGGGCTACCTTATCAGCGGTGGTGACGAAGACAAAGAGCGCAAGGGCTTGCCAGACTACATGCAAGGCCGCTCTGCCATTGGCACGCAAAAAGCTATTCGTATGCCATTCGACGTGGAAGGCAAACCAGCCTTCATGGACGTGACGCGCCGGGTGCCGCTGGGTGATTTGTTCGACACCAACAACCAAGCCAATGGCCTGCCAGTGCCCGCGCCTTTGATGCCTTCACACCCGTTGCTTTCAATGACGGCAGCAATCGCGTGGAACGTGGACACATTCAGCGGCAAGGACTTGGTGAAGAAGTCAGACACAGCTTGGGAAGCCGCGAAAACCCGTGCGGGCTACGTTTACAAACAACTGACCCCCAACGCGCCATTCGTGCCCGGCAGCTACAACTTCAACAAGCTCATGGATTCGGCAGCGTACAGCTTCGACACCGAGATTGGACCGTACACCGGGCGCACCAAAGCGGGCGACCCAATACCGCTTTCCACCACGCTGCCCGACGTGTTCACTGGCACCAAGATTCGTGCCGTTGACCCTGAGCGTGGCATTGAGTACAAGCGTGCCGACATTGCCAAAGAGGTGCGCGAGATTCAATCCAATATCCGAAGCGCTAACCGCAATCAGTCCATGACCAGCGACAGCCGCGAGCGCTACAACCAAGAGCAACGCGACAAGCTGGACGAGCTGAAAAAGCAACGCGAAGCCCTGCAATAAATATCCGTCGCCACCTTTGCGCCCCCATAGCATTACTGCATGGGGGTGTTTTTATGAGCGCAATTATTTCGTTTTTGGGTGGTGCGGCTTTCCGCATGATTTGGGGCCAACTGGCTGACGTGTGGACCAAGTGGCAAGACCACGCGCATGAACAAGCTATGCTCAAGTTGCAGGGCGAGCTTGACGACAAACGACATGCACGCGACTGCGAGCGCATACGCTTGCAATCAGAGCTTGGCGTCAAAGAGGTGATGGTGCAGGCCGACGCCGACATTGCCCGCATTGAGGCCAACGCATTCTTGGCCGCCACCAGCCGAGCCACTGAGAAGACTGGCATTTGGCTGGTTGACCTTTGGAATGGCGTTATTCGCCCGGCAGCCGCGTCGCTGGCGCTATACCTTTGGGTGTGCGCATTGAACACGCAAGGCTGGGTAATGACCGACTGGGACCGTGAGCTTGTCGGCGTGTGCCTTGGCTTCTATTTCGCAACCCGCGTGATGAATCGTGACAAACGAGCAGGTTGAGCTTGCCGCGCTCTATGAGCTGATTCGCACCTTTGAAGGGTGCAAGCTGGTGCCGTACTTGTGCCCGGCTGGCGTGTGGACATGCGGGTGGGGTTCAACTGGCCCCGACGTTTTCCCCGGCAGAGCATGGACCCAAGAGTATGCCGACCAGCGAATGCGCATGGACGCGCTCAAGTTCGCACGCGGCACGCTGGCGCTTTGCCCAAATCTCAAAGGCGACCGCCTGAGTGCCATTGCTGACTTTGCCTACAACTTAGGGCTTGGCGCGTTGCGTGCGTCAACGCTTCGCCGAGTGGTCAATGCTGGCAACTGGGAAGCTGCCAAGGTGCAGCTCATGCGCTGGGTGCAAGGCGGTGGCCGCGTATTGCTTGGACTGGTCAAACGACGAAAGGCCGAAGCCAATTTACTCTGACCCCGCCTACATTACCGTGAAGTCCACACGGCGCACTGAGGCGGCAATATCAGTGCGGGAGACCTTCCGTGACGGCCATGGATGGATGGTGCCGATAGCGCAGCCCCCAGCCCCACAAGGGTAGTCGTATGGGGGCACCTTTTCACCCAAAATCGTTTCCGCAACCACCTTGGTTGACCATTGAAAATCAATGGGTTAGAGTGCCTAAAATCAAGCACATTGCGGAAATGAATTCCGCGTAAGGTGTTGATTTATATGGATAACACGGAAGACTTGAAAGCTGGTGCATCGGTCAAACAAGCCTTGATTTACAAGGGTTTTTAGAAATCGTTTCCGCAACTTGCGGAAATCATTTCCGCAACCCCAGCAGTTGAAGTACAAAATTTGGAAGCGTGGCAGAGTGGTCTAATGCATCGGTCTTGAAAACCGACGGGGGTGTGAGCCCCCCGTGAGTTCGAATCTCACCGCTTCCGCCAAATGACAAAGGGCTCCACCACGGAGCCCTTTTTCTTGACTGGGTTTTGATTGTCAGCGCGTCGGCTGGACCACCTCACCGACCCGGCGATAAACCTTCTCAGTGATTTCGTGCTCAGTGTGGCCAAGCAACTTGCTGGCGTGCTCAAGCGGCAGCTCGGAAGCAGCCTTGGGCCGAATGTCGCGGAATTGGAAAGCCTTGATGCTCTTGGCCAACTCCAACTGACCAGCTTCCGTGGCCACCTTGATGGCAGCTTCGCGGGCGTCGTCAAAGCGCGTGCGCAGCGTCCACTTATTGAGCGCAACGCCACTTGGGGTGGCAATGAGAAACAGGCTGGCCACCTTGCGGTCGCGTGCCCGGATTCGGTCAATCACACGTCCCAGCTCGGAGCGCACACCGTTTTGCTCAAGCATGATGCGCAGGCGCTTCTTGGTCTTGTTCTGGCGCACCTCAAGCGCACCGTCCTTGATGTCAGTGAGCATCATTTTCAGCACGTCGGCTGGCCGCTGGCCCGTGAGGTAGTTCACGTCCATGGCGTCCTTGAGTTCGTCGCACGCTTGCGCATAGACGGCAGCCCAAATGGTGTCGTCGGCATAGAAGTCGCGTGGCTTTTCCTTGTTCTTGCGCACGCCCTTGACCGGGTTTTCTTT